GGAGGGTCCTTTCAGGAGTGCAGGGCGAGCAGGCGGGCGCGTGCGTCGCGGGTCATGCCGGAGTGCTCGGAAGCGGCTCCCTGCGGGTCAGCGGCTCCGTCGTCGGAAGTGCCCGGGCGGGCGGCTTCGTCGGGGGGAGTGCCGAGAACGAGGGCGCGGGCGAGGTCGCCCAGCGCGGTGGGGTCGGAGAGGATCGCAGCGAACTCGCGCGACCGGACCCCGACGGAGGTTTCGGTGTAGGCCGGGAACACGACGGGGCCGACCTCGTAGAGCTTCACTTCCTGCACCGTGCGCAGCGGGAAGTCCCCGGACTCGTCGACGGTCTCCTTCACGACGGAGAACCGGAACGACATGCCGTCGATCGACCCGGATGCGATGGCGTCGCGGACCGGTTGGATCAGCCAGTTGTCGTGCAGGCGTGCCTTCACGTAGAGGCCCTGGGCGTCTTCGCGAAGGATCTCAGGTGAGCCGATCGGGATGGACCCGACGAGCGGGTGGTGGCCGTGGTCGAACTGGATCACGGGGGTCCGCTCTTGCAGCGTCTTCGCGAATGCGCCACGGGCGATCACTTCGTCGAAGGCGCCCTCCCAGGAGTCGATCCGGGTCGGCGTGTCGAAGACGGCGCCGTAGCCCTCGAGGGTGAGGCCGTCTCCGTCCTCGGTGGCGCGCTCCAGGCGGAAGGGCACGGAGCGCGTGAGGTTGTCGCGTTGGAGCTCCATCGCGTGATCTCCCTGGGGTTGAGGGGAAGGGGTACCGCTACTCGGCGGGGGCGGCCGGGGCTGGAGCCTCGGCGCCGGGGGGCTGAAGTTGCACCGAGTAGAGGCCGGTGTGAACCAGCTTCGTCAGGTCTTCGGCGTTGATCGCTGCGACGACCGAGTCGGGGGTGAAGCCGGCGCGGACACCGGATTCGATCGTGAGCATCTTGCGGGACTGGATTTCCGCTGCGTCCATCTGGTCTTCCTGCAGGAACGAGATCCCGTCGGCGTCGTACCAGAGGCGCTTGTTCGGCGGTGGAGCGAAGATCGACTGGAGGCACCCGGCGGCCGCTCCCCACTGAGGGCGTGCCCAGTGGTCGGCGAACGCTCGGCGGGCCTGGCCGTAGTTGGAGTAGGTGGCGGCCTGCAGGCCTTCCTTGAGGCCGACGATGATCGGCGGGACCCCGCCGGCGGCGGCGATGCGGGTCTCGCCTGCGCCCTGCGTGACGGCGAAGTCGAGCTGCTTCATGTCGGCGCCGATGACCTCGGTGGTCGCGCCGCCCATCAGCCACAGCGTCTTGTAGGCGTTGGCTGCGCCCTTGTGGTTGTCGTCCATCGCCTCGACGGCCTCGAGGAACTTGGCCTTCTCGGTGATCGGCATCGTCACGGCGAGGTTCGGCGTCGCTGCGTTGTCGAAGAACTTCCCCTTGTGGACCGTCGCGGAGGTGTCCGCTTGGATCTCGCGGATCACCGGCGACAGCCACGACATTCCCCGGAACCGTGCGACCGGGTCAGGGATCGGGGCGAAGTGCGCCATGTGCTCGGGGAACACCACGATCGGATCGGACTTGCTCTTGCCCTGCGGGTAGTACAGGTATCCGCCGACCGTGGCGTCGAGGTCGAACGGGTCGTCCGACGGCGACGAGATGACGATGTCGACCCAATCGGGGCGAAGGCGACGGAGTTCTTCACGTCCAGAGATGAGACGCTTGGCCGTGTACGAGTTGCCGCCCAGCGACACGTCCTGCTCCATGTGGCCGAGCAGGGTTCGGGTCGTGGCGTTCAGCCAGGGGGTGGCGAGAAGGTCGAGACCTTCGGTGCCGGCGGCGTCACCGGGTCGGCCGTCAGGCATGTCCTGCCACTGGAACCGGACCTCGGAGAACAGCCGCATCCGGGCGGAGATCACTGCGAAGACGACGCCGTTCGACTTGTAGCCGGACTGGACGTAGCCCTCGAAGCTGTTCGGCGGAGGTTCCGTGTCCTGCGTGCCCCAGGTGGTGACCGGTTGGGATAGGCCGAACCCGCCGTTGGCGGAGGCCATGAGCCACTCATCGAAGCTGAACCGCTGCACCGTGGGGGGCAGGGAGCGTCGCGCCTGGTACCGCTTCACCCGTCGACCTCATCGACGAGCCACCCGATGACGGCAAGCGAAAGGCCGCCGACCGCTACGCCGAGCGGGAGGGCGACCATGACCGCGGCGACGGTCAGGCAGAGGAGGGCCGCGACGTAGAGGGCGAGGGTCACGTCCACACCGCCGTGAACTCGACGTCGGGCTCGGCGTTGAGGGCATGCCAGCAGGCACGGTCGAACGCGACGACGGCGCCGATGGCGATGTCGATCTTGCGGGGCGAGTCCAGCGATTCCTTCGTGATCACGTCGCCTCCCGGCTTGCGTTTCGTGACGGCGTTGCGCAGGTGCCGCGCCAGCCGGGGGTCGTTGTCGTGGGTGAGCGGCATGACCGCTTCGTCCTCGTCGCCGCCCGCGACCGCCGAGTAGAAGCGGGTGCAGGCCGGGGCCATGCGTGCGGCCTGGTTCGTGGAGAACTCGACGACGACCTCCCCGTAGGTGGCCTCCCACGACTCGATCTCGTCGGCCCAGCCGGGCGGGTCGGGTGCCAGCTCGAGCACGTCCCACCGCTTCATCGCCTCGTCCATCGAGAGCTTCACGTCGGAGCGGGGGACCTTCCAGCGGGGGCCGGCGTCGTCGGGTCGCTCCCACGCGTCGACGACGAACACGTAGCCGTCGAGGGTGCAGCCGACGATGGCGGTGGTGTCCCGGTTGTACGAGCCGTCGAAGGCGAGCACCACGGGGGTGCCCTTCGCCGGCCACAGCGGGTTGTCCGGGTGCGACTCGGCGGGCGAGCCTTCCCGGTCTTCCCATGCGCCCTCGGGCAGCCAGTGACCGCCACCTCGGGCGAACGCTCCGAGCCAGTAGCGGCGCACCTCGTGGATCGGGCGCTTCTTGCGAATCAGTGAATCGGCACGGCGGGCGAGGTCGTCGTCGTCGAGCCAGTCCGCCGGGGTGGCGTCCTTGAGGGCGCCGAGCAGCAGGTCGAAGTCGACCAGGCCCTCGGCGTCGAGCAGCTCCCGCGTCGGGTCGGTGCCGTAGTGCAGGTAGTAGAAGCTCGGGTCGTCGATCTCGCCGGCGGCGACCTTCTCGGCGTCGGCCACCATGATCCCCAGCAGGCTGTCCGGGTCGGCGTCGTCGGGGGTGGTGATGTTGAGCTCGAGGCAGTTCGCCCGCTTCTCCATCCCCTGGAACAGCACCAGGTGGACCCGGCGCTTCCGGGGCGTGTCCCACTCGTGGATCTCATCGGCAGCGCCCGCCGTGGGCAGCCCGCCGTCGTTCGTGCCGGCCACCGCAGCGACCCGGTACAGCTTCCCGCGCCCCTCGGTCAGCAGGATCTCGGTGTCGTAGCACTCGACGAACGGGGCGAGCGGCGCCGGCGAGTCCTCCGTGCCGGTGCACATCTGCTTCGCAGCGTCACCGAAGAGCTTGTCGGCCTGGTCCCACGACCCCGCAGCAACCGGGAGGTTCGGCGACTTGCGCTGCACCGGGCCATCGGGCGTCGGGAGGCTCGGACCGGCGAGCAGGAACAGCATCACGGCGGCGATGAACTCGGTCTTAGCCGAGCCCTTCGGCATGATGAGCAGAGCCCGCGACACGATGTAGGCGAAGGCCGCCACGGGCCCGACCCGCACCAGGCGGTTCGGGTCGTACTCGAAGATCCGGAACGCTGCCCGCTTGCCCCACTCCGGGACCTTGTACGGCTGGCCGAGCATGTCGCCCTCGCCGTGCACCAGCATCGACTCGGCCCAGGTGATGAACACCCCGCCCAGTGACGGAGGCAGCGAGCCGTCAGGAAGAACCGACTGCGGCGTCTCCCGGTAGGGAGCGGGGATCGTCCGGCTTGGAACCTCGAGCAACGACACCAGCAGCCTCCTTCACGCGCTCGTTCTGGGCGGCTAGCGACTCACGGCGCTGGAAGTCCACGCCGAGCTTGAGCATCGCCCCCGGGGTCAGACCGAACGACGCCTCCAGGGCCTCGATCCGGCCCTCGATCTGCAGCGCCCGGCCCTCGGCCTTCTCGGCCAGGCCGTACAGCGGGTTCGCCACCGCCTGCCCCGTCGACCCGGTCACGAGGTGATCGTCACCAACCGCCACCCGGAACCGGTCAGCCTCGGCCCACGCCAGGCGCAGCTTGTCCCGCCAGTCGAACAACCGGACTAGCGCTGGCCGCTGCGCCTGGCGCACGATCGACACCAGCTCGGCATCCG